TGACCCGGTTGTTTGGTGGAGCAATCGCTAACGAAGAGGAATGGACCTTCATCAATGGTACTGGTGCAGGACAGCCACTGGGTATCGTGGCAGCGGCTTGTGGCGTTACTATCCGTCATCCTCGGGAAGCGGCGAATGCTATCGGAATCAACGATATCTTCAACCTGCTCAGCCACTTCATGGGTACACAGCCTGTTTGGCTGGCGCATCAGAGTTCGATGCCTCAGATCCTGTCAATGGCAGGTCCTGCTGGGAATCAGTCGTATGTCTGGATCAGCAATGCCAGAGATGCGGCTCCGAGCACCCTGATGGGTTATCCCATCTACTTTATCGAGAACTGCGCTACCTTGGGCAGTGAAGGTGACATAATCTTGGCGGACTGGAGCAAGTATGTTATCGGTGACCGACAGGCCACTCAGATTGACTCCAGCAAGCACTTCCGGTTCCAGAACGACCTTACAGCGTGGCGTGCAGTTCACCGCGTTGGTGGGCGTCCTTGGCTGTCCGCTCCGCTGACCCTTCGAGATGGTGCGACCGAAGTTTCACCGTTCGTTATTCTCGATGACGCAGTTGGTAGCTAATCGCTACAGTCTACCTAGGAGGTAAGACATGTCGTATACGAATAGGTTTGTAGAAGTACATCAGCCGAGTACTCCCTTGTACCCAGCCCTAAAGTCGGTTGCGGTTCATAGTACTGTCTGGATTCCTATGGCTAATCACCAGCGGATTGTGTTCCTTATCATCACAGGAGCCATGACTGCACTATCCACCGTGGACTTCAAGGTTCGTGAGGCTCTCACAGCTGCAGGTGGAACTCCGCTGGATGTCGCCGGGAAGGCGATTACCCAGCTTACTCAGGCAGGTGGAGATGGCAACGATCTGATTGCTGTTGAGGTTCGAACGGAGGAACTTACGGTTAATACTGACTATGCATGGGTTCAGGGTCAGTTGACCGTAGGTACGGATACCTGCTATGCTACGGTGCTTCCGCTTCGATTCATTCCGAACTATCCGCCATGTGTCACAACTGGCTGGACCGAGACCGTCGACTAAGATTCAACTTGGAGGAGGAGGATTACTCCTCCTCCAATCCTCATAAAGGAAGGTATGCATGGCACTAAAGTGGGTTAAAGCCCTTAAGCGTATCAATCGGATAGCTGAAGATAATTCGCGGGAAACCTACTATCCTGGCGATTGGTTTCCGGCAAATAATCAGGAAATCCGTAACCGACTCGCTAAGGGTGAAGTGGCTATCTATGCATCTTCCGATGAGGATCATATCTACTCGAAGACCACTTGCGGAGTGGTTGCTTCGCGACCAGAACTTAGTCTAGCAGCACTGGGTAATCCTGCTAATGGATTGGGCTGGGCTTTGAACACCGAACTTATTTCGACATTTCTTTATACGCTATACTGGCGCGGAGGCAAAATCCGCCCAGAGTTGATCCCAGCATCCTTTGAATTACTTAAAACATGGGAGATGGCTGTTCCATTAGGTAGTTTTGATGTACTGGCTAACGGCATAGGAACTGAGGAAGATAGGGCATTGACCCTTAAAACTGTAGGTGATCTTCGCATTCCAGTGTATGACACGCAGCAGATGTATGTAAAAACCTGTCCGGCTACACAGCAATTATTTACAGCCTGGAAAGTTGAGCAAGAAAAACTTCCTGCGGGGGATGATCGACTAGCATTTATCAGGGCCTTGTATCTGAATCCCTTATTGATACTTGCCTTACCACCAAGTTGGATAACCGGGATCAAGCGTGACTAAAGGGATTTGCTATATAGCATACGGTAATACTTCCTTAAGGGAAGCGCGTAGGGCGATAGAAGGACTTAAGCAACACGTAAAACTTAAAATCGCTCTTATTTGCGAGAAACCTACTCTTATGAAGGGAATCTATCATATTCCCTATGAGGATAGTACCTTCGGGGCTCGAGGTGTTAAGGTTTCGCTAGACAATCTTTCACCCTTCGATCAGACCTTATACCTGGATGCAGATACTCGGGTTATGAGCCCTGCAATCCTATATGGCTTTGAGGTACTAGACGCAGGATGGGATCTGGTAATCGCACCCTCGGCTAATCAGGGACATAACTTGTTTGCGCACATTGATCCTAAAGAACGAGAATATACGTGGACTCAGCTTACTAATCCGTTCCCGTTGCAGCTCCAAGCAGGAGTGATGTGGTTTAGTAAGTGTGATAGGGTATTAGAATTCTTTGACGCCTGGAGGGTTGAGTGGAACATGTTCAAGCAGCATGATCAGGCAGCTATGGTCAGAGCATTGCAGCAGCACCCACTGCGAATATGGATACTGGGACAGGACTGGAATAGCCGACGAGGCGCCATAGTAGATCATTATTTTGGGAGAGCTACTGCGTGAACATAAATATAGTCTGCAGGAATTGGGAAGATGATAGAGTACTTCCAAGATTTGCCAGGTATCTTTCCAGAGTAAATGGGTGGAGCTTAAGCAGAGTTGTTGATGACAGTGCTGATCTCAACTACTACATGGCGTACTTTGAGATTCTGAAGAATAAGCAGTATTCAGGGAAGATGGCCTCCTACTTTACGCATTATGAGACAGGTACTGGGAAGGCTACGTGGTATGATCGAGTAGCAGAAATGGCTAATCTTAGGATTGCCATGAATCAGGGCCAACTGAAGCACCTTAAGACCTTTGGTCCTACAGTAGTTATTCCCTTGCCCGTAGAGGGCGACCATTTTACGCTTAGAAGTGGAAAGTCCCAGAAACGACCTAGAGCCGGCTTCAGTGGGTTTGTATATTCCTCTGGGAGAAAGGGACAGAAGCTGGCAGCAGAGCTCGTTTCAGAATTTAAGTCACGAGTAGATTTTGTAGCATCTGGTAAGGGCTGGCCATGTCAAACTCTGCGCTATCCTTGGCGAACCCTGCCAACCTACTATAAGAGCTTAGACGTCTTTGTATGTACATCCTCCATAGAAGGTGGCCCAATGACCACCTTAGAAGCACTCTCAACCGGCGTCCCTGTGGTTATTCCTGCTGAAGTAGGCATTCATCCTCAGCTCCCGTATATCCCTGGGATCTATCGGTACATAACAGGCAATAAGGATAGCTTAGCAGTTGCGATGGAACAAGCACTTGGAGAGTTGGATACGATAGATCGAGAATCCCTACGGGCAGCAGTGGCTGGATTTAGCGTGGAAGCCTTTTGTACGGGGAATAAGCTTGCAATAGAACAGATACTTCAACCTTCTAAGCCAAAGAAGATTCAAAAGGGCTGGAAAGATAATAGTGGAATCTATCTTGTAGCATTTGGCACCCCTGCTAGAAAGTGCGCCAGTAGATGTATCAGGGCTTGTAAGCGTCAGATGCCTGATATTCCAATCGCGTTATGTGCAACTGAGCCACTAGATGCTGGTGAAGATATATTCATTGAGTGGGAAGATAAAGATATTGGAGGTCGAACTGCCAAGTTGGCTGCATATGAAAACGCTCCTAAGGAATGGGAATATATCTTATATCTTGATGCTGATACTGAACCAGTAGAGGATATTTCGTTCATTTTCAAGACGCTAGCAAAGGGATGGGAACTTTTAATCTGCCGAGATATGGCTAAGTATGCGGTAGCAAGATTTATGCTTCGTGCTGATAACCATGAGGAGTCAGAAGCAACCTGGGCACTTATGGGGACAGATGAAGTACTGCAATATAATGGTGGAGTGTTTGCATTTAGGCGATCAGATAGAACTGCAGAGTTTTTCAAACTTTGGCAGTCTGAATGGCAACGCTGGGCTGGAAGAGATCAAGGCGCATTGCTCAGAGCACTGTATCTTCATCCTATGAAGTTGTTTGTATTAAGCAATCAATGGAATGCAAGTGATAGATATCCTGATCCTATAGGAAAGGTAGCAGTATGGCATCATAATATTGAAGCCAGACGCTGGGCAGGTAAGGTTGGGGATCGGCTAGATAGTAAGAAGGCATGGCAAATGGTAGATAATTGGCAAGCTAAACATGGTGAGGCGGCACCGAAGAATAAACTATGATGACTGACATCGTAGTCACTACTTGTGATAGATTAGATCTGTTTAAGCAAACAATACAGTACATCTTAGACCGAACAGTTTCTTCCTATCGACTAACAATAGTGGATGATGCCTCAGTAGAGGGGAATGTTGAGTATATCAAGGAGTTGCTTGCTAGAGGGAATCCGGTAAGAACTGCGATCTTCCATCCTGAGCGGATGGGCAACGATGTCTATCTACAGAATTTACTGCAGGTGACCAGATCAGATCCTATCGTCTTTACAGATGATGATGTGCTGTGCCCGCTGGTAAAGCCAGATTGGTTAGCACAGGGACTTAAAGCAATGCAACAGTATCCAGATGTGTGGGCGTTAGCCCTAAATAATCCTGAATGTGTAGTTCGATATAGTCGGAAGCGAGTAGTTCCAGGTCCTGTGATTACTACCTGTAAGTATGTGGGAGGTACGTTCCTATTCATTCGGAGAAAAGCTCTACAGGGTTATGTAATCCCTAAGAATTCAAGTGTGGGACCAATCAAGACTTGGTTGAATACTATACGAAGCCCGAAGTTTGAGCGGATTGCATACCTAACAAATGTATACTGTCAGCATATTGGAGTTAAGTCAATGCGGACTGGGGATGATTTAACAAAGGATCACGAGAAGGTATTACCAATAGATAAAGATACCTTGCTGCCACCTGAGGAATTTCGTGGTTAGTATGCAAGCAACTGCGATTATTCAGAACTTCAAGCGGGAATCTAATGTTAGACAGATAATTCTCATGCTTCGAAGGCAGACAGTTAATCTACATATAGTGATGGTTAACAATGGACCTGAATATGTACTTAAGCCTGACGGAACCAATCCTGATGACCTGATCTTACCAGCGCCCGTAGATCCAGGCCCGTTTGCACGGTTCTTGGCAGCATATGCCTATACGGGATGGTTGTACTTTCAAGATGATGATATTATGCCTAAGGATGAGAAGTTCGTAGAAGATCTCATGAACTTAGCAATGAAACGGCCCAAGGTAATCACAGGAGTGTATGGAAGACATATTTCTCTAACACCACCGCATTATCACAAGCATAATGAGATTCGGGCTGGGGCCAGCCATACAAACTTCGTAAAGACGATATGTATGATGGTTCATCGTGAGTCACTAGGAAATATCCGATTTCCTGTTGATGCAAAGCAGATCTGGCATAATGATGATACTCATGCATCTCTTGAGATAGGCCATGGGCTGCCAGTGCACTATATCGACAGAAGTTTTGATGCCCGACTAGAACAATTACCACAGATGGGAGTGGGGCTGCATCAGAATTCAAAGAAGCATTATGGAGAACGAGAGGCGTATTGTCATTGGTGGCTTGAGCGGGAAGGACTAATATGAAGCTAAACCTTGGGGCTGGTAGATCTCGAAAGAAGGGATACATCAACTTGGATAAGACTCCCTATGAGGGAATCCAAGTGGTGCATAACTTGGATGTATTCCCTTGGCCCTTTGAGGATCAGAGCTTTGATACCATCGTGGCCCTAGATGTATTTGAGCATCTAATTTACTTTACCGAAGCGATGGATGAGTGTTGGCGATTGCTCCTCCCTGAGGGAGTTTTGGTTATTCAAGGACCGCTTGCTGGTTCATGGTCGCACTTTCACGATCCAACCCATAGACGAGGTTTTCAAGCAGACTCGTTTGAGATGTTTGATCGAAGTACTTATAGAGGGAAGAAGTACCAGTATGGTATCGGTGATTGGAGAACTATTCAGGCGGAAGAGATCACCCCAGGGAAAACTATGATGTTCAGTTTGGTGAAAACATGCCCGGTTCAGCCTTCAAGTTTGTAGGCGATCCTAGTCCGGAGATATTGCTTGTGGCTCAACTAGCCATTGAGCGTCTTATGCAACCAGGAAGTCGAGTGCTCGAATTTGGTAGTGGTCACTCCACTATCTGGTTTGCTGAGATGGGTTGCGTCGTGACTAGTGTTGAGCATAATCTGGACTGGTTTGAGTCTGTAAAGGACTGGCTGGCTGAGAGAGATCTGAAGGCCAAGGTGATCCTTAGAAGTCCAGAAACATTCGCAACAGTATGTCTAGACTTTGAGGATAACTCATTGGACTTAGTGTTAGTGGATGGAACTCATGGGCAGTATAGGATAGACTGTATTAGGGCTAGTAAGAATAAGATTTGTCCTGGAGGATGGCTCGTCTTGGATGATTCGCACTGGAAGCAGGTGAAGGGTGTCCCAGAACTCCTTGAGGGCTGGGTACGCATGGATGTCTCAGGAATGCATCTTCGGCATACCGGAGTTTTAAAGGGAGCTAAAACCAGTTTCTATAGGAGACCTATAGATGGAAGTCTACCTGGGGGGTAGTCGTAAGCACATGATATGGCAGTCCTATGACACACATCCGCCAGTAGCTTATGTGACCCAGGAACAGGCTCGGCTATGTCACTTTATAGGTCATGTACCTAAGAATAATAGGAAGCCTTTCATCAAAGAGATTGAGCATGTTCTATATGTACCGGGGCTGGCTAGGAACTGTGCTGCCCGATTACGGGAAGCTTCAAGAATAGAACGACAGTATCATAGTGAGAATTGCAAAGCCATCTTTGGACCTTCTGATAGTGTTATACGACAGGTGGCTTATCATATCAGTACTTTGGGGATAGAAGACAAGTTACATGTAGTACTACCTGCTTATCCAGATCAGCCTGATAATACCCATGAGCACACTGGACCATTTACGATACTAACTATTAGCAATAAGTTCTGGGGTAGAGGGATACCCTTAGCCATAGAGGTTTTTAAGAGACTAAGAGAGAAGTATGGTCAGAACGTGCGAATGAAGCTGGTTTGTGAAGACGTTCCAGTAGATTATCCTCTTGCAGAGGGGCTGGAACTTATTCGGGTGCATCAACTAAGTAGAGATCTTCGATATAAGTTATACCGCGAGGCTAACGTATTTCTGGTACTAAGTCTAATGGAGCATTGTGTAGATTTGGAAGCAATAGCTCATGGAGTTCCTACAGTGTCAACACCTACCTTTGACAAGGGTGGTTGGATTCTACCAGGGCAAACTGGATATATAGTGGATCCTCCTTTCTCATTATATGATGAGTCCTTCGGAATAAAATGGAAGACTTGGAATCAGTTTCAGGAAATTGTTAAGATAAGATTCGAGCGCGGCGATCTTTCGTATATGATCACAGAGGCAATTGCTCACGTGGAGTCCCTGATGAATAATCCAGACCAGCTTAAAAAGATGGGGCAGGCAGCACAAAAGCTTCAGCGAGAGAAGCACTCGTTTGAGGCTCGTAATAAGCAAATACGACAAATCTATGCTGAGATTCTAAGTGAATTATCGTGCTTTGGTTAATCACAGGCGGATGTGGCTTCGTAGGCACTAATCTCGCTGACGAGCTACTATTTCAGGGAGAGGAAGTTATTCTTCTAGACAATCTAAGTCGAGGGGGGTCTGAGAGGAACCTTAGCTGGTTACAAGAACGCCATGAAAGAGACTTGCGTTTCTTCCATGAAGACGTGCGTGATGCTATTGTAGTCAACAAGCTGATTAATAAAATTCATCCTGACGTGCTGGTACATCTGGCTGGACAGGTTGCAATGACCACAAGCATTCAAGACCCCCGGCTGGATTTTGAGGTTAATGTTGGGGGTATGTTGAATATACTTGAGGCAGTACGTCTTCATTCATCAGACACAATAGTGTTATATTCTTCCACTAATAAAGTGTATGGAGATCTTGAATGGGTACGCTATGAGGAAAAGGAAACTCGCTATACGGCTCCAGACTATCCTAATGGATTTGATGAGTCAATTCCGCTGAATTTTTGTTCCCCTTATGGGTGCTCAAAAGGGGCCGCTGATCAGTATATGCTCGACTATGCTCGAATGTTTGGGCTACGCACAGTAGTCTTTCGCCACTCTTCGATGTATGGGGGACGACAGTTTGCTACGTATGACCAGGGATGGATCAGTTGGTTCTGTCAGCAGGCATTGCAAGGACAACGTACCCTACCGTTTACGATTTCTGGAGATGGCAAGCAAGTACGAGATATATTACATGCTGAGGACGTAGTACGCTTGTATATCTCTGCAGTTGAGCAGATTGACCGGGCCGCAGGTAATGTTTTCAATATTGGGGGTGGCGTACTAAACAGCCTCTCACTATTAGAGCTTTTTACTTGGCTAGAAAAAGCACTAGGCATCAAGATGACTTACGAGAAACTACCGTGGCGCAAAAGCGATCAAAGAGTTTTTATTGCTGACAATACGAAAGCTATAGAAAGTCTAGGCTGGAAACCCACAGTAGACGTTCAACAAGGTCTATCTAGAATCCTTATTGGGAGAGTAAGAGAGCACAATGACAACTGATTTAGTGGTTACTACCTATAATCGGCTTGAAACTTTAAAGATGACCTTGGAGTATATCTGGGAACGAACCTCAACTCCTTATCGGCTGATAGTGGTTGATGATTGTTCAACAGAGGATACTAAGGAATATCTTCGAGAGCTTGAAGCCGTAGGTAAAGTAGATTGGATATATCTCCGGGACCAGAAGGTGGGCATGCATCACTATTTGGATGATATGCTTGATATAACCTCATCCGACCCTATTGTATTTACTGATGATGACATCTTGTGTCCCTTAGTGGAGCCAGATTGGTTATCCCAGGGTCTTAAGGCAATGCAAGACTTTCCTAATTATGGCTTAATAGCCTTAAATAATCCTTACGAGAACTGGGCAAAAAGACGTGCCCTCAAGCAACCTGGGAAAGTAGTTACTACAATTCATGCAGTAGGTGGTACCTTTGCATTTGTAAGGCGGGAGATCTTGAAAGCCTGCGTGGGACCGGATAAGGTGTGTCATGGTAACTCACCAATGTTATCACTTAGTTGGAGAATTTGGATGACATCCTGCTGGAAAGTTGGATATCTGTCCGAAGTCTATTGCCAACATAATCAGGGGGTCTCTGCCCGCACAGGTCAAGATAGTTCCAGCCGATTAGCCAAAGTTCCTCCAATGGATTTGCTCACATTGGAACCTTCTGAGAGGTATCGTAGATGAATAAGCGAACCGAGGCGATAGCTTATTGTAATCTACAGCCCCGATTTAGCTCAAAGAGGTTATTGGCCCGCTATCTTAAACTTTCTCCTGGAGCCGGAAAGGCAATAGCCAGAAGTTCTACAATATCCAAGCAGATCGAGATATATGAGGCAGCCGCCTTATATAGTTTGATGAGCCAATATAATAAGAAGGGAAATACGATTCTCGAAATAGGCAGTGCGGCTGGTTATAGTGCCTCTATAATTGCCCAGGCAGCTCCATTAGCCAAGATCATAACCCTTGAAGCATCTGATAACCGAAGCCGAAGGGCACGAAAGAACTTGGTACCCTTTGCGAATATAGAGGTACGAGAAGGAATATCCTGGGAGGTGCTTGCGGGGTATACTGGTCCACTGCTGGCTGCGATCTTTGTAGATGGAGACCATCTACATGCTTCCAGAGATATACCTTGGTATAACTGGCTCAAGGAAGGTGGGCTTATATTGTTTCATGACTATACGCCTATAGGAAGTTGGCCAGTAGTAGCAGCCATTCAGACGATGGCCGACCAGTTTGGTCGCAGACCTGACGTGGAAATACTGGAGGAAAGAGGTATTGGGATGGCCGGATTCTATCGAAAGGAAGATTCATGTCTTCTTGGTTTATAGATAATGAAACCTACTAATCTAAATCTGGGCTGTGGGCTAGATATCCGCGAGGGCTGGATCAATCATGATAAGGTTAAACATAATAAGCACATTAGTGCACATAACCTAAATATAACTCCTTGGCCTTGGGGTGAGAGTACCATAGATCGTATAGATGCCATTAGCGTTTTTGAGCATCTTGAGATTGATCTGATCACGGCACTTAATGAATGCTGGAGAATAATAGTGCCAAAGGGAATCTTGCATATCAAGTATCCCTTGTTTACATCACCCTTCGTTCACAACGATCCTACCCATAGATGGTTCTGGAGCGAATACGTGGTTGATTTTGTTGATCCTACTACGAAGTACGGGAAGCAGGCACCCTACTATACCCCGTATAAGTGGCAGATCGCGCATAAGAATACCAGTGATCGAAATTGCTGGGTTAACCTAATTCCTAGAGGAAAGTAGTGAAGATATTTCCAGAACTAACGATTAGTCCAGAGCTACTTGATCGAACTATCTTGGCGAAGTCTGAGATAGGTTCCTATACAGTTATGGTCAATTCTCCTGAGGTAGCCATTCCTCTACGGGAGGTATATGATCGTACTGGGCTTGCCCTTAAGGTATTGAATCCCAACACTGGGGGATCTAAAGTAATTGCGCAGGCAAACAAAGAGGGCCCAGTTTGGGGAAGAGCCAATCTACGGCACGCTTCGATCATTCAGAATCTATTTGCCCGGGAAGCGCTGGCCCCAAGGGTTTATGGTTGGGCACTTGTTAATGGGCTGCTGGCTCAGGTTACAGACTATCTACCTGAGACTACAGCCCCCAATAGGGCTGAGCATCAGATACGTTGTTCCAAAGTTAAGGTGCTGATGGAACGATATTCGCTAATCCCAGTAAAGGCACATACAGCAGGAGGTGCCAGAATCCTGGACCTGGGCATGCGAAACTGGCGAAGTAATAAGCTGGTTGATTTTAGTCATCTTGTTTTCGAGGACTATCAAGGATATCTCGCATCCTTGGATGTACGAGCCCGCACCAGACGAGGTAAGGTGCTTCCAAAGGCGTACCAACCAGTTCCCGGGCTTAATATCGTAGGCACGAGAGACATTCAGGCCAGGATCGAAAATCTCCGGCTTTCCGAGATTGATTGGAAGGGCAAGAACGTGCTGGACATAGGTTGCAACTTTGGGTCGTTCAGCCGATATGCAACTGATGCAGGAGCGAGGCGCGTTATTGGGATGGACAAGAACGGTGAACTATCGTTCGAGATTAACAACGCTTTGGGTTACTGGAACATGGATATAGTAACTACGACCTTCCCAACCAAAAAGAGGCTACCGAGAGCGGATATAGTATTTATGATGGCGTTTCATAATTATGTCGGGGGGCTTGAAGCTGCGCTCTCTTGGTCCGCCCCTGTGGCTATTAACCTGATGATTGTGGAGAGCCACGGAGGAGAGGATCGTGAGGCCTGTGAAGTAATTCTTAAGAAGTTCTTCAAGCGGATTGATTACTTGGGATATGTTGAGGATCCGCAGGTACGGCATCAGTGGCACTGCTGGAAATAGGAGATTAAATGGCAACCTCAGTGTATGGTACAGTAGAGGAATTGTGCGCGAGAATTGAAATAGTCTACGCTGACTTGACGGCTGCCCAGATAGCTACCTTACTTGAGGTAATGACGGCAATGTCGAGGAAGATTGATAACTTCACTCGACGTCCTGATGGATATGTAGCCCTAGGTGCAGCCGAGCTGAGATACTTTTCAGGCTCAGGAAAGAACTGGATGCGAATACCTGAGTGCACCACGGTTACCTTGGTAGCTATGAAAGCCGCGTATACAGATACTACCTATGTGGCCTTGGCTACCCCCTCAGCCTTGTATGCAGGAGATGGAGATTGGATACAATGTACGGGAAGTTATGAGTATCCTAACTTCATGAGAACTCCTTATACCCTTCTAATAGTCGACCCTAATGGGGACTATTCAGCATTCTTTGAGTCCCCTGGAAATATGAATATGCAGATCACGGCTACCTGGGGATATGCAACTACAGTACCAGATGATATAAAGGAAGCCTGTTTAGCTCAAACAACTATTCTATGGAAGCGCTTCCAAGGATCAATGTCCTCTAGGTTGGCAACGCAGGATATTGGTTCAATTGCTTATAGGATTCGAGATGCTGCATTTACTCGGGATGTTAAGGAATTACTAGTTGATAGTGGATGGGCACTTCCCTTGTATGGGGGACGTAGATGAGGGAACTCTTTACCGTCGAGGTAACGGGAGATAAAGCATTACTTCAGAAGTTTCGTGGTACGGCGGCGGCTCTCAAAGGTCCTCGTATGGTAGAACTTTGGGAACGTGCCTCAGAGTTACTTCGGGATGCCGTAGTAGATATGGTACCTCAGTGGCGTCGAGTACTGTATACAAGTATTGATGAGGAACCTATTCAGGTACAAGGCGATACTATGCTGGCTACGGTTTTCTCGGATGAGATCTATGCAGCAGTTCAGGAGCGCGGAACGGCACCTTACTGGCCAAACGTTGACAACCTGGAAGACTGGGCATTGGATCATGGAATGACTGCTTACGTGGCAGCCAGAGCAATAGCAAATAGTGGAGTTCCAGCAACTCAATATGGTCTACAGGCACTTCAGGATAATGCTGAGGCGATCTTTGAGTTGACAGATGAAGCCGTAGGAATGATCC